GGCAGCTTTGCGTACTGCTCGCGCACCTGCGGGCTCTGGAGCAGCTCGGCTAGGTCACTCACTGGCTTGGCGCTTGAGTGCGAGGTTTTTGAGCAGCTCGCCGAAGATATCGAAGCTGGCCTCTACCACCAGTGGGGCCTCATCGTCGCCCGCGACCACGGTGCGCTCGCCGTATACCTTGGGCAGATACTTTGCGGCCAGCCACTTGCGCGCATCCATGCGCAGACGGTTGTGCGCTATGCTGCCCGCGTCGTAGCGCTTGTTGCCTGCCTCGTCAAATACGGCCAGCGGCTCGGTGTCCACGATGTCCTGTATTTGGTCCGCCAAGCAGTGTGCGCCATCCTTGCGCGCATCCGCGTATCTCTGTTGAAACTCTGGCTTCTCGCGAAGCCATCTGTAGATTGTTACTGAGTCCGGCATGTGCGCGGACTGCACAATCTTTGCCATCGGCTCGCCACTGGCCAAGCGCCCGCAGATTTCATCCACGAGCACATCGGTGTAAAGCGATGGTCGGCCCCCCGCGTGCTTTGTCTTACCAGTTGCCATTTGTGCCCCTTAGCGCATCTTGCAGCGCGTGTGGGGCGAAGTTTAGCCGATTGTGTAGGGCGTGTCAGCAGGCAGCTCCAACGCGGCCAGCAGCTCGGCTATGGCCTGCTCCTCGGTGGCGCCATGGCCCAGCGCGTCGCCGGGCTCGTAGCCCGGCTCGTAGGCCTGCCAATCGAAGTCGCGCACGGGGATGGGCGGGTACTGGGGTGACGTGCGGATGATCATGGTGTCTCTTCCTCTTCTGGATACTCGTCGGGGTCAGCGCGGTCCTCATCGGTTTCGATGGCCGTGTGCGCCGCTTCCCAATCGCGTTGTATTTGTCGGAGGCGCTCCTCCTCGGCGTGCTGCTCTGCCGGAATGGCTTTATACCGCGCCACTTGCTTTAGCAATTCCTCATCAAACATATTCATGGTGTCCTCCTGCGTTAGAGCGGGGCGCCCATTTCCGAGCCGTTTATGACTCGGTTGAGGCGGTCCCATTGGGCTAGGTCTTCTGGCCACTGCATGGCGCGTTGCATGGCGTCAAACTCCTTGTCGGTCAGCTCGATGACTGCGCGCTGCTTGCCGTCTGGCCCGTAGGCCACTATCTCGTTCACGAGTGTTGAGTCCATGGTGCTCCCCTTATGCGCGGGCGTTGAGGAAAGAGTACAGCTCGGTGTGGTGGATCGTCACGCGGTTGTGCCCGCCATCCACGGGCACCAGCACGGTGATGTAGCCGCCGTACATGTTGGAGGGCGATGCGCGGTAGCCCGCTTTGTGCAGGCGGCTGACAGCAATTTCGAGAAGGGTCTTGGTCATGGTGATCTCCGGGTATGTGTGTTGAAGAGCCTCTACTGTAACATAAAGTTACAGTTTGTATCACGCCCACAGAAAAACATTTCTATCAATGCGGCTTGCCCGATAGCCTTTGCCTAATGTCCGTGGCCAGCGTCTCCAGCACTCCGCGCACTGCGATGGCCTGCTCCTCGGCTGCGCGCTCCACAAGCCGTGCGCACTCCTCGCGCTCGATGGCCACCGCCTGCCGGGCTGCGTCGATGGCAAAGGCCATGATCTCGGCCTTGGCGTGCGCCAGCTCCCGGTCAAACTCCTTCTGGGTGAACATCGGCATGACGTTGGCGTGGCCAAGTAGCTGCCGGGCGAGGGGACTCAGTTCTTTGTTTTCCATGATCTACTCCTGTGATTGGCCCATAACACGGGCCTCCATTACTTTGTTGGCCTTGCGCAGGCCAGCGTTCTCGGCCTTGAGCCTCTCGACCGTGGTGGTCAGGTAGGCAAGGCGGCTCTCGGCTTGCTTGATCCAGTCGGCCACCTCGGTGGGCATACGGTACTCCGCGACGGCTGCGGGCTCGTTTTGGGCTGTTTTAAGTGTCTTGGTGGCCATGATCACATCCAGTAGGCAATGGTTACGCCCAGCAGGGCAAAGACGAGTGTAAGGGCCAGCATGCCGAGGGCATAGGCCCACGGCGCCATGGGCTTGTGGACGGGGTAGTGCTCGCGGTATCTCACGGCAGCGTCTCCATGGTGTCCTGACCGATGTGCAGGCTGATGTGCTTGGTCATCGGCCCAAAGAGCTGGTCCACCGCCTCGGGCTCGCCCAGACGATTGAGCTTGTAGTAGGCGTGCACGTACTCGCTGGTGCTCATGCTCTCCCCGGTCCGGGGAAAATAGCGCTTCTCTGGCGTGAGCTTGGTGCGCTTGGGCTTGCCGGTGATCTTGAGCAACTGCGACACAAAGTCGGTGCGTTGCTCGCGCACGGTGTAACGGGCTTTGCCTAGGGTTATCGTTTGCATAGTCTTCTCCGGTTGTGGCCCCCGAGGGGGCCGTTGGGGTTACAGGTAGGCGTGCTCGTGGGCCGCGATGAACTGGTCGGTGGACTTGTCCAGCTTGAGCGCCGCCATGGTATCGGCAAGGGTCCACAGCGCCTTGTTGAGCTTGACGTTCTCGGTGACGCCGCCCACAGCGCGCGTAGTGGTGCGCCGGCCAGTGGAGCTGCGCCCGGCTACGCCGCCCTTCATCATGTTCTCTTGGACGCGGTTGTAGACGGTCCACAGGTCGTCCTTCTGGTCCTGCCAGCGGCTGGCAAGCAGCATGTTGCCGGCGTGCACCGGGCGCTCATCGCCCCAACGAATTTGCAAGGCCGACGTGGCAAAGGCCATCTGCTCGTCACGGTCCAGCTTGATGGCCTTGTACTCATTGATACGGCTGCCGATCTGCTTGGCGTCCTCCAGCACACGGGTGGCGCCCTCGATCACGTCGCCCACCACGTTGCCGGTGTGGCGAACGCGGATGTTGTTGAACATGTCGCCGGCGATCAGGCCGTTGGAGCACACGAAGCGGAACACGCCTGACATGATCTGGTAGCTGGAGCTGCCGTCGTGGCTGTTCAGGAGGATGATCTCGGGGACCTCGTCTGCCACGATGGAGCTGGCGTGGCGCATGCGCACCATGTGCTTGGTGTGCTCGCGCTTACCGGCGTCGCGCACCTTGGTCTGGCGAATCTCGTAGGGCTGAAAGCCCTCGGCCCGCAGGCCGTCGATCACTTGGATCGTGGGGATGAAGCTGTAGCGCTCGCCACGGCTCTCGTGAGCCTCGCTGGCCATCACGCTGGGGGCGTGGTAGGCGATCTGCTCGTTGGACAGGGCAGACTGGCTACGAAAGCTGGACTGCTTGGAAGAGGATGCGAAACGGATCATGATGTACTCCTAGGGGTTTGGTTTAACGGGATGTAACGCGAACTGACACGCAGACAGTGTTCTTGGTGTAGGCATCGTAGGTAGTAACGCCATACTGCTCAATGAAAAACTCCTTGTCAAATACCTTGCGGTCCATGTCCACCAGCGTGGCCTTGAACAGCGAGCCCTCTTGCGACTCACCGCTTTTCTTGATCGCCTCTTTGATCGCGTCGGCTTGGTCGGTCAGGTCCTTGATCTGTGCGAGCAGTACGCCCAGACGGTCCACCGAGCCTTCGTTCAATTCCACCACCAGTTTTGCTTTAGCCATTTTGATACTCCAATGTGTTTGTGTTGAGAAGTACCGCAGTTTTTGCTGCGATGGCTGAAGTGTACACGGCTTTTTGTTGTTACAACATCTTTTTTGTAAAATAATTCTATTGTTTTCTTTCCACCGATAGTTTTTGCAAATAATTACCAACTGCAACGCAACAACCTCTGCAACATGCAACACTACCTAAAGGTAAGTGTTGCAACTGTTGCACTTGCAACGTGCAACAAGATGCAACTGTTGCACAACTGTTGCAACTGTTGCAAGCAATTTTTTACGTACTCGCATCGTTTTGCGGCTTCGAGCCACCAAAGATAGTCACGTGGCCATGGGCGTTCTGGGCCAAAAACCCGCCCTCGATAAGCGATTTCAAGCTGCGCCGGGCCATCTGGGGACGTGTATCGCGCTTGCCGGCATCACCCACCGGCATCTTGCTGACCGCTGCCGTGACCAGCTCGTTCTCGGTCACCGGGCTCGCCCCGCTGAAGTCGATAAGGTCCTTGGCCGTCTGGAACACCAGCGCGTTGGTGTCGCCCTTGGGCCCCTTGGACGCCGCCACGGACTGTCTGCTGCCGTCGGTGAAGGACACCACGCAGGTCGTCTCGTCGTCGCCGTCCTCGTCCTGCCCCACCACGATGGTCTCTAGCCTGAAGCCAAACTCTTCGCCATCGGCCCCGCCCTTCATCTTGGTGACGATGGCCACACGCTCCTCGTCCGAGCGTATGACCTCAAACTCAAAGTCTGCCGCTGCCCGTAGGCCTGACCATCCCCGGGCGCCCCGGGATTCGTCCTTGCCGCTGTGGTGGACTAGGCCGACCATGGCGCCCGTGACGCGGGTGATCTCCTTGCAGTGCCCCAGCACCTTGCCCATGTCCTCGCCGCTGTTCTCGTTGCCGCCGGGCATGACTTGGGCCAGCGTGTCGATGGCCACCATGTCAAACTGGCCCTTGAGCATGATCTGCTTGACCAAGGCCTTGGTGTCGTCTATGTCCAGCAGGTTGGGTGCGTTGCTCACGAAGTGCATCTCAAAGTCGTTGGGGTCGATGCCGTGGTGCGCGCAGTACCCGGCAACGCGCTTGCGCATGTCCTCTTGGCCCTCAGCGGCCACCCAGCAGATGCGCGCCTTGCGGGTCTTGTGGCCACGCCACTCGATGCCCCGGGCCACCGCGGCCAGCATCTCAAAAACAAAGAACGACTTGCCCGAGCCGGAAGCCCCATAAAACACGCCTAGGTTGGCGTTGGGCAGCACTCCCTTGATGATCCACGAGGCCTTGCGGCGCACCACGAACTCGGAGGCCGTCTCCAGCTTGAACCGGCTCTCCTTGACGGCCTTGGCCTCGTTGGACTTTTTTAGCTGCTCGGCGACCTCCGGGTCGCTGGTGAGGTCGTCAAAGTCTGAGAGGATGCTGTCACGGGTGATCGCCTTGGGCTTGGCCTTCTGGCAATGCTCAACCCACAGGTAGGCCAGAGCCCGCTCGGGGTCCTGCCGGCGGTGGGACAGCGCTATGTCCATCACCGGCTGACTGGCCGCGAAGATGGACAGCACCGTGGCGTCGTCGTACCCGGCGCTGTAGAGCTGGACCCCAGCGGCGTGCAGCGCGCCAGAGCGGTCCCCAACGTCCTCGCCCGGGCCGTGCAGCAGCAGCTCCTTGGTGGCCTCTGGCAGCTCCATGTCCTGCACGTCGGGCAGCGCCAGCTCGTGGATCAGCTCGGGCATGGCAATCTGGATCACGGGCGCGGCCTTGCGCGTCTTGCCATGCTGCTCGAACAACGCGGTGAGCACATCAGCCTTGGCCGGGACCATGGGCCGGGGCTTGGAGGTGTGGCCCGTGATCGTGAGGAAACGGGCCGTGTGGCCACCATAGACCTCGATGCCCACGTCGTGGTTGTTCCAGTCCATGTCGGCGCTGCCGTGGGCCAGTATGCGCAGCCCCGTGCCGCTGGGACTGATCTCGGTGTAGCTGCCCATGGACTCGACGATCTCGCGCGCCCACGGCGCGATCTGGCCATCGGTGCGGCAGTTGTCAAGGTCGATGCCTACCACGTCTGAGATGTTGGTGAGCACCAGCCCCAGCCCGTGGTAGCGCGTGGGGTTCAGGCGCAGCGTGGCCGCGGCGCTCTCGTAGTCGCCCCAGTCGGTCACGTTCTTGGTCGAGAGCCCCCGGTGCATGGCGCTGTAGGGCACCTTGTCGTACTTCTGGCGGCTCTCATTCCAGATGGCCTTCCAGACCGCCCAGCGGCGCAAGGCCTTCAGCTCCGCGGGTATGTTGGAGCCGTTAAAGACCTGTCCGATCGGTGGCAGGTCTGGCGTTGTGTTTGTCATTGTTCATCCATGTGCTATCCAATGAAGGAACGACGGCGGGCGTGGATAAGGCGCTTTCAGCGTGGGGAGCTACCCCACCCCTAGCCGGGTTCAAGAGGCAGTCTATCAGATGTCGTTGGGCGCCAGCAGCTCGGCCAGTGCCGGGTTGATCAGGCGCTCACGGGGGATGCCACTGGCCTGCTCCACCGCCCTGATCCACTTGGTGGGCACGTAGCCCTTTTTGAGCATGGTGGAGACGTTCTGTTGGGTGCAGCCTAGGATGTCGGCCAGTTGGGCCTGCGAGCCCACGGCGTGGATGGCTTCTTCTATTCCGGTCATTGTGTGTTCCTGATCATGCTAAGTGTTGAGTTCTCTACAGAGCGCAGCGCGTGGCTGTAGGGCACAGCGCGCAGGGGCTGGTCCATGAACACGCGCTTGGGTAGCGAAGCCCTGTTGTGGAACAGCTCGGAGTGCGTCACTTGCAGCTCCGCGATGTAGGCATCAAGGAGCGGGTTGTTGTAACTATAGTCGGGCTTCTTCTCGTTACAGCGCCATGCTAGGTCACGCAGGCGAATCTTTTGGTAGCTATCGAACATGGGTATCTTCCTTAGTTGGTTTGGGTTGGTTGGGCGGTACGGACACGGCGATGTACACCGCGCGCCACTGGGGGTTGGGGCCAACATACTTGCGGCTGGTCCTCTCCCAGCGGTCCACGTACACGTCGGGCATGTTGGGCAGCGCTAGGCGCACGGTGTCGTTACGCAGGCCGGTCATGTAGCAGATGGCCGTTATGGTGAGCCCGTCGGGCATCTTCCTGAGCGCCTCACGGATGTCGGCGTGGGTTGACTTACGCACTGTTCTCATCCTTGAGTTTGGCTTCTGCTTTTTCCTCAACAAACGCTTTTGCAATATCAAATGCCACAACAACAAATGCAACAGGCGTCATCAACCAAGCAAGTGGTATCAAAATAAATTTCATGTGTTCTTCTCCTTGAGTTTGTCCTCAATGACTCGGTAAATATCTTTGGTGTTAAAAGTTCCCATAAGGCGAACTTTAACCGCCATGTGCAAAGCATCAATTTCCTCATCTGTCAGCCCTACCCATGTGCGCTGTGCTGCTTTCATTCGCTCAATTTCATTCCGCAGATTTTTAATGACGATCTGCAATGCCGTGGCTTCGCAGTGTTTTGCACATGGCGCTTGGCCTACTGGCTGTGCTGCTTTCTTGCCATCGTAGTACCCAGACTGATATGCGACGGTCAGCGCATCGCCGTGGTCTTTGTACACCTGTGTGTCATCGTCTTCATCATTGGTTACTTTGTTGCCAAACTTATCAAAAGTCCTACCTTTAGTGTGATGCACAAGATACATCCCGTCCTCGTCCAGCGCCGCTGCCTTTTTGCTTTGATAGCCTGTCATGTTGTTCCCCTAATCGCTTCGATTGCATCTTCGCGTGTTATACATCCACCTTTGCGCTTGATGTTTTGTATTGCAGTTATGTGTTTTTCAGTGACTGCTGTTTCTACCAAGTTATCAAACTTTTCAAGGAACCACACAAAAACATCATGACTCATTCCTTGCGGATGTTTTTTGTCTAACAGTAATGCGGTTACTGGATCAACTTTACGGGCCATGTCTATCGTTGACTTCATGTTGTTCCCCTTGTTTTAGTCTCGTCATCAGATTCCCACCACCCGTATAACTTGTCCCACGCTTTTTCAATGCGCTCACGCTCATCAGCACGGGCTGCTGCTTCTACCAAGGCGGCAAATTCCTCTGTGGCTTTTTGCCATTCGGGGTGCTGTATCGGATAACCCACCCGCTTTGCTAGTTCAATGATGTTCATTTCTCTGTCTCCTTTGAGAATCTGCATTTAGTATGGACAAAACTTGCAGGGCAATCAGAGTAGTAATGCTCACCAACCTCAAACGTGCCGTTGCAAATATCACAACGGTGTACACCCTTATAAATAAAACATTTGCACTCTTTAGACGGCAAACAGCATTTTGGACATCGGTAATTACCCGTTGCCCACAAACCAAGTAAAGTTTTTTCCAGTTCTTTTTCATTTAATTCGGGCATATCACTTCCCCCATATAGCAAAAGCAAGCATTGCCACACCAGTCGCCACGCACACCAAAGCAATCAAGCCTTTGACGCTGGCAGCAAAATCATCGTAAGGGTCATCTGCCCCCCGATGCAGTTTCATAAACGCCTCGTTGGCTTCTTGAGCGCGTTGCTTGCGGATAGGGCAGTCACGCCCTTGGGTGCAGTTTCCCATGTCGTTACAGCATTGAGTCATTTGGCACGCTCCTTGAGCATGGCATTTGCTATCAGGTAAGCGCGTTCTGTGTAATCACTGATAAGTTGGCTATCGTCCCTATAAACGACAATCAAACTCTGCATAGCCAGCCCCGCAAACTCATCACGCAAAGTTTTGTCCCTTGCAAAGCCGCCGGTCTTTACCAGCCAGTCTGTGTAGTCTTTTGCGCTTTCAATGTTGTCTTTCATTTGTATTCCTCCATGCGGTCGTTAAGCCGCTCAATGCGTTTAAGGTTGTAGTCAACTATGCTCTGGGCATACTCGACCCCGGTCTCTGCTTGGAGCTTGGCCAAATGGGCCTCGGCCAACTCGGCTGCAATCACCTCCAGCGGTGTGGGCTTCTTGAACGGCTCCTTGAGCAGCTCTCGTAATCCTATGCGGCGCATCATGCTGTGCCCCCAATGGCCTGCGCTGCGGCTTTCTCGGCCTTCTTGCGGGCCCGGTAAGTTGCGGCGTACTCGCGCTGCTTGGCCTTGGCCTTTTCACGGGTGTAGTAGGCCCGCTGGTACTCACGGTGCTTGATGCGCTTTTGCTCGGCGGCGTCAGCCACCTCGGCCTTAGTGAACACCGACTCGCCCTCACTGCGCACGGGAGCCGCGGCGTAAGGGTTGAGCCTTTGATCCATCTTTTGCAAGCGGTCCTCTATGTTCACCACCCACTTGCCAAGCGCGTCGTGTTTGAAGCGTAGGTCGTTTAGCTTAGTGGTAAGCGCGTCTAGCACGGCTAGGTTTTTGGTGTGCATTGCCTCTAGTTCGGCGATGCGTTTGAAAGGGTTCCAGTTCATGTGGATGTACTCCAAAAAGTTGTAGGGAAGCGAAGCATACAACAAAAAGTTGTGGTTTACAACAAATATTTTTTAGAAAGTTACAGCAACTGCCCAAAATGTGATGTAAGATCGCCTCGCCACAACAATTGTGTTGTGGGTTAACGGAGATACACACATGAGCCTAGAAGACACAATCCGGGGCCTCACCGAAGCAGTGAACGCCCTTAACGCGACGCTACAGAGCGCACGCATACCCGAGCCAACCTTCGTTACCGAGGTGGTCTACCCAAAGGAGAAGGCGCCAAAAGCCGAGGCGCTAAAACCTTTGCCGAAACCCGAGGAGCCTACTACGACGCAATCCCCCGCATCCTCGTCTGAGGTGACCTACGACATGGTGGCCAAGGCCATCACCGACACCTTCCCCAAGGACCGGGCCAAGGTCCTCGCGGCGCTGTCCAAGTTCGGCGCGGCTAAGGGCCCCCAGCTCAAGCCTGCCGACTACCCGGCCTTCTTGGCAGAGCTGGCATGAGCGAACACGCCCAGCTATCACCCAGCAGCGCAGTGCGCTGGATGACCTGCCCCGGCTCGGTGGCGCTATCCAAGGACATCCCCGACACATCATCGTCCAGCGCCGAGGAGGGCACGATGATGCACACCGTGGCGGCGCACTGCTTGGCCGCAGGCACTGACGCCTCGGGCTACATCGGCGTGACCGACACCGAGACCGGGCTGATCTTGCAGGTAGAGCAGGCGCAGGCCGTGCAAAAGTACGTGGACCACGTGCGCTCTGTTGTCAAGGCCACCAATGGGCGCTTGCTCGTGGAGCAGCGCGTGGGCATCGACCACCTGACCCGGGAACCCGGCGCGCAAGGCACTGCCGACGCCGTGATCCTGACACCAGACGAGCTGATCGTGCTGGACGCCAAGTTCGGGCGCGGCGTCGAAGTGGAGGCCGAAAACAACCCGCAGCTCCTGATGTACGCCTGCGGTGTGCTCAGGGAGTGGGACATCGCCTACGACTTCCAGCGCGTGCGCGTTGGCATCGTCCAGCCCCGCCTGAACGCGGCGCCTGAGTGGAGCCTGAGCGTAGACGAGCTGAACAACTTCGCCGCCGAGGTGCAGTTCTTGGCCGAGCTGACTTACCAGCCGGACGCGCCGCTCGTGCCCTCCCCCAAGGGTTGCCAGTGGTGCAGGGCCAAGGCCGCGTGCCCGGCCATCCGCACAGCGGTGATGAACGACTTCGATGCCGTGGTCCCCGCGACGGCGGATGACGACGATTTGGCCCGTGTGATGACCAACGCCGACATGATCGAGAAGTGGGTCAAGGCCGTGCGTGCTGAGGTAGAGCGGCGCTTGCTGGCCGGCGAGCCTGTGCCCGGCTACAAGCTGGTGCAGGGCAAGAAGGGCAACCGCCAGTGGACCAGCGCAGAGGACGCCGAGGCCTTGCTCAAGTCCATGCGCATCAAGCACGACCAGATGTACGACTACAAGCTGGCCAGCCCCACCAGCCTTGAGAAGCTGGCCAAGGCAGGCGAGATCGGACCGCGCCAGTGGCCCAAGATCGCCGAGCTGATCACCCAGTCCGAGGGCTCGCCCTCGGTGGCCCCTGTTTCCGATAAGCGTCCCGCACTGGTTACGTCAGCGACCGCTTCTGATTTTGACGACGTGACAAACCCTTAACCTTTGGAGATTCCCCATGAAAGTAAAACTTAACAACGTGCGCCTGTCGTTCCCCCAGCTCTTTGAGGCCAAGACCGTCAACGGCGAGGGCAAGCCTGCCTTTTCCGCGGCGTTCCTGATCAGCCCCAAGGACCCGCAGATCAAGGTCATCACCGAGGCGATCGACGCCGTGGCCAAAGAGAAGTGGGGCGCCAAGGCCGACGCCATGATGAAGACCATCCGCGCAGCCGACAAGACCTGCCTGCACAGCGGTGACCTCAAGGCCAACTACGACGGCTTTGAGGGCATGATGTACATCAGCGCCCGCAACGCGATCAAGCCCTTGGTGATCGACGTCAACAAGACCCCGCTGACGGCGCAGGACGGCAAGCCCTACGCTGGCTGCTACGTCAACGCCAGCGTCGAGCTGTGGGTGCAGGACAACAACTACGGCAAGCGCATCAACGCCACGCTGATGGGTGTGCAGTTCTACAAGGACGGCGAGAGCTTTGCAGGCGGCGGCGTGGCCGACTCTGACGACTTTGACGACCTGAGCGCAGACGACTTGGTTTGATTTTTGGGGGGAAAGCCGCCACCATTGTGGGTTCATCCACGAGCGGCAAGTACCCCCACCTACACACATACACGGAGAAATTTATGAGCAAAATTAAGAACAAACTATGGGACGCCATCGAAGCGATAGACGAAATCCTTGGTGACGGCTACGCCAAGAAAAACCCCGAGCTGGTGGGCCGTTTGCTCCAATCAGAGGCCTTGCTCGAAGGTATTGCGGATGTTATACGCGCCCTGAGCAATACACCGCAACCACAATTGCAGCCAAAAAACCCGTACCGGTAGCACGTAGTGAAGACTTTGTATCTGGACTTGGAGACTTACTCCGAGACCCCCATCGCCCATGGCACGCACGTGTATGCCGCAGACGCAGAGATACTGCTGGTGGCGTATGCGTGGGACGATGAGCCCGTGCAGGTCATAGACCTTACTCTGCCCGATACCCGGCCCGACGGGATAAGGGCCGTGCTCAGGGACCCCAAGGTCAAGGTGGTGATCCATAACAGCCACTTCGACCGCACGGTGATCCGGCATGCGTGGGGCGTAGACATTTCCCCAGCGCGCATCCACGACACCATGGTCCAAGCCCTGAGCCACGGCCTACCGGCGTCCTTGGGCATGCTGTGCGAGGTGCTGGGCCTGCCCACGGACAAGGCCAAGGACAAGGACGGCAAGCGCTTGATCCAGCTCTTTTGCAAGCCGCTGGGCAAGAACCGCATCCTGCGCCGGGCCACCCGCGAGACACACCCGGCGGAGTGGGAGCGCTTCAAGGCCTACGCGGCCTCGGACATCGAGGCCATGCGCGAAGTGATGCAGCGCCTGCCCATGGTGAACATGACCCCCGCCGAGACGGCGCTGTGGCAGCTAGACCAGACCATCAACGACCGCGGCGTGGCCATCGACATGGAGCTGGTGGACGCGGCCATCAACGCCGTGAGCAAGGCGCAGCACGAGCTGAGCGAGCGCTCGGTGGAGCTGACCGACGGCCACGTTGCCAATACCACGCAAGGCGCAGCACTGCGCTTACACATACTAGAGGCCTTTGGTATCGACATGCCGGACCTCCAGATGGCCACCGTGGAGAAGACGCTGGCCATGGACGTACCCTCGGCGCTCAAGGAGCTGCTTTCGGTGCGCTTGCAGGCCAGCTCCACCAGCACGGCCAAGTACAAGGTGCTGCGCAAGGGCACGAGCGCGGATGGGCGCCTGCGCGGGCTGTTGCAGTTCAATGGCGCGGCGCGCACTGGCCGCTGGGCCGGGCGGCTGTTCCAGCCCCAGAACCTGCCCCGGCCAACGCTCAAGCAAGAGCAGATCGACCTAGGCATCGAGGCGCTCAAGGCCGAGTGCGCCCACTTGATAACGGACAACACCATGGAGCTGATCAGCTCGGCCATCCGTAGCTGCATCGTGGCGCCCGATGCGCAGAAACTAGTTATTGCCGACTTGGCCAACATTGAGGGCCGGGTGCAGGCGTGGCTGGCCAACGAGGAGTGGAAGCTCAAGGCCTTCCGTGACTTTGACACCATTATCGGCATAGACAACAAGGGCAAACCAATTAGGCTAGGACCTGACTTGTACAAGTTGGCGTACAGCAAGTCCTTTGGCGTCAAGTCCGATGATGTAAACAATGACCAGCGGCAGGTGGGCAAGGTCCAAGAGCTGGCGCTGGCCTACGAGGGCGGCGTGGGGGCCTTTGCGACCTTTGCCGGGGCCTACGGCATCAACCTCGAAGACCTTGCCATAAAGGTACTGGAGCTGGCCGACGAGGAGCTGGTGGCCAAGGCCGACAAGTTCTTGGAGTGGGCCATCAAGGACAAGCGCCCGCGCTACGGGCTGTCCGATGACGCCTTCGTGGCCTGCGACGTGCTAAAGCGCGCGTGGCGCATCGCGCACCCAAACATCTCAGGCTACTGGGGCAGGCTCAAGAACGTGGTGCTACAGGCCCTGCACACCCGGGGCCAGACCTACACCACGCTGGGTTTGAAGATCAAGGCCGCGAAGAGCTGGCTGCTGATCACGCTGCCCTCGGGCCGCACGCTGTGCTACCCGTCGCCCAAGGTTGTAGAGGACGGCATCACCTACATGGGCATCGACCAGTTCACGCGCAAGTGGGTGCGCGTCCACACCCACGGCGGCAAGCTCTTTGAGAACCTGTGCCAAGCCATCGCCCGCGACGTGATGGCCGCGAACATGCCGCTGATCGAAGCGGCGGGCTACCAGATCGTGCTGACGGTGCATGACGAGATCATCGCCGAGGCGCCAGACAGCCCCGAGTACAACGTGGACCAGATGGCCGCGCTGCTGGCCACACCGCCCTCGTGGGCACAAGACATGCCGCTGGCAGCAGCGGGATTTGAGACACACCGATACAGGAAAGAATGATGCGCGAATCTGACATTGAAAAGTACCTCGTCAAGCGGGTAAAAGAGCTGGGCGGTGAGATACGCAAAGCTAAGTGGATCGGCCACGTAGGCGCACCGGACCGCCGGGTCATGCTGCCCGGGCGCCAGCCCATCTGGATTGAGCTGAAGGCGCCCGGCGTCAAGCCCCGCTCCACGCAGATACGCGAGCACAACCGCATGCGCAGGCTGGGCGAGTTTGTTGAGGTCATCGACAGCATGGAGGGCGTGGACGCGCTACTAGCATGAGACAAGTATTCACCCCCCGCCCGTATCAGGGCATGATCATCGAGCACATACTGGGCAGCAAGCGCTGCGCGGTGTGGGCCGGTATGGGCACGGGCAAGACCGTGGCCACACTCACGGCCATTGAGGCGCTCTTGATGGTGGAGGACGACCCGGTGCTGGTCGTGGCGCCCCTGCGCGTGGCCACCGGCACGTGGCCCGACGAGGTGCTCAAGTGGGAACACCTGCGCGGCATAAACGTGGTGTGCATCACGGGCACCGAGAAAGAGCGCATAGAGGCCATCCGCAGCCCGGCGCAAGTCTATACCACCAACTACGAGCAACTGGTCTGGCTGGTGGCCTACTGGGGCGACAAGTGGCCCTACCGCACCGTGGTGCTGGACGAGTCCACGCGGGTCAAGTCGTTTAGGCTACGCCAAGGCGGCAAGCGCGCGCAGGCGCTGGGCTCTATCGCGCACACTCGCATCAACCGGATCATTGAGCTGACCGGCACACCGGCCAGCAACGGCCTCAAAGACCTGTGGGGGCAGGCGTGGTTCCTTGACGCAGGCAACCGCCTCGGGCGCACCTTCACGGCCTTTAGCCAGCGCTGGTTTCAGACGGCCCGTGACGGCTTTGGCTTGGAGCCCATGCGCCACGCCCAGAAAGAGATACAGGACAAGCTGCGCGACGTGTGCCTGACCATCGAGGCCAAGGACTGGTTTGACCTAAAGAAGCCCATCATCAACGACATCATGGTGACGCTGCCGCCCAAGGCCCGCAAGCACTACAAGGACATGGAAAAAGAGATGTTCACGTCGCTGGACTCTGGGCACGAGGTCGAGGCGTTCAATGCCGCCGCAAAGACCCAGAAGTGCCTCCAGATAGCCAACGGGGCCATGTACGTGGGTGAGGGCGCCGCTGAGTGGCGCGAGCTGCACAAGGCCAAGATAGAGGCCCTAGACTCGATTGTGGAAGAAGCCGCGGGCATGCCGGTGCTGGTGGCCTACAACTTCAGGAGCGACCTTGCACGGCTGCTCAAGGCCTTCCCGCAGGGGCGGCACTTGGACAAGAACCCGCAGACCATACGCGACTGGAACGAGGGCAAAATACCGTTGATGTTCGCCCACCCGGCAAGCGCCGGGCACGGCCTTAACTTGCAGGACGGCGGCAACATACTGGTGTTTTTTGCGGTCAACTGGAATTTGGAAGAGCACCTCCAAATCATCGAGCGGATCGGGCCCACCCGGCAGATGCAGGCTGGCCACGACAGACCGGTGTTCATCCACCGGATACTGGCCAAGGGGACCGTAGACGAGCTGGTGTTAGAGCGCTTGGAGACCAAGCGCGAGGTACAAGATATTTTGATGGACGCCATGAAGCGCCGAAGGAAAACAAATGGCTGATTTCGCCCTGTGGCAAAGAGAAAACCTAGCGCGCCTAGCCCACGACCTGACCGATGAGAACCAACGGCTCAGGGCCGACAACAAGATGCTGCTGGACCAGTGGCGCAAGGCGGTCACCGAAAGATGTCAGGACGAAGCTCCTGCCGGGTTACCAGACCCCCGGTAGCCTTCTCGATAGCCAGCGCCAGCACCGGGGATGCTTGCCGCTTGCCCGCGACAAGCAACGCCATCCACGTGGGCGTGATCTTGAGGTACTCGGCCATCTCGCTCTTGGCGCCGCGCACGTCGGTCTTAAAGTATTCGGCTAGGGTCATGGCTTGTATTATACTCAAACCTAAAGTTACACTAACCGGAGAACCCTATGATGACCGAAGACGACCTGAAACGCATCCTCATGGACTGCAAGAGCCAAGACCCCAGCCAGCCCATTGACCCCAAGGGCCTGTACACCGACAACCTCGACATCGTGGAGTTCGGGCAGAAGGTCGAAGACTCTGTGGCCTTGAAGTACGCCCGCCTTGAGCGCGCCGAGTGCATCAAGTTCGTGAAGCCGCTCAACGCCGAGGTGGCGCGGGCACTGAGCGAGAAGCGCGGGGCTATGTGATAGCCACCGTCCGTCTTTGGTTCTGGTTTTGCGTGATCATGTTGGTGATCGGGCTGCTGTACCACAGATAAAAAAAAGCCCCCATCGCTGGGGGCTAAGGGTCGTTATTGACCTAGGAGACAACTTTTACGGGCGGTCCAAGTTGGAAAATGGAAACGCAGATTCGGAGGCTTCGGTTCCCGTCACAATCCCCGGCGGCATGACATCGCCTTTTTGCAAAGCCCTAAACAACGCTTCGCGGTTTTTAACGGCGTAAGGTAGTTGAGCCAAAGTAGCCAAAGGCCCCGCTACGGGTATCCTGCCTAAAAATGGAACCTTGGACGTTAAAGGCCCAAACGTACCAAGCGCATTTCCGCCCAAACTTAACCATTGCTGCCAGTCAAGGGGCTCCTCTTGCGTGGCCATACCGTAGGCTTGCGCAACAAGTGGCGCGCCAAAAGCACCGCGCACAACGACGTTGGCGCCGCGTTGGAGGGCATGCGCCCGAGCGGACGCAGCGCGAATTTTGGCCGCGGTGTTTTCCACCGTTTGCTGTTGTTGCTGCGCAGGCGTAGGAACTGCGCCAACGGGTTGGTTTAGCCCCGTTTCTATGGCTGCTTGGCGCCGAGCATTTTCTTCCGCGATAATTCGAGCCCTTTGTTCTTGAGGGCTTTCGACGTAGGGTATCCCACCCGCTGATGTTTGCATCGAACTAGGAGGCGCCAGTTGCCTTGCCAAACGAGTATTTGCGGCTTGTTGTTGGATTATCTGCGGCGCTCCAGTTGGATCATTTGCGTAGTTACTGGTGGCTTGTGAAATAACATTTGCAGGCAATACGCTTTCTTTTCCAACTTGCGAAGCTGCCCATTTTTCCATTGCCGACAATGGATTTTCTACAGTTGGCGCAGAAACAGGCGCAGGTGTTGAGGGGGTAATGCTACGCGCCGCCGCCAAAGATGCTTCAGCAGGCGTTGGCATGCTTGGGGTTAACGCGCCTTCAAAAGCAGCCAAAGAACCAGTGGGTAGGCCGTATTGGCGTTCCATTAAACGAGCGGCAAGGCTGTTGTCTGCGGTGTTAAGAGGCTTTCGCGCGCCGTAGTAAGCGCCGGCTGCTGCGCCCGCGCCTGCGGCTATCTGTGTGTTAGACAAAGGTTGTTCTGCTTTATCTTTACCATCGTAGCTATCGGTAAGAACTTTTGGGTCTATTACAAACCCCGGCGCAGCGCCACTTGCTGGCGCCGATGCCGCATCGGCAGCAGGCGCGGGTGCGCCACCAGCTCGTGCTATTTCACGTTGTAATCCCGGCAAATCTTGTTTTGCGCGTTCAATACGAGCCATTAATTCTTGGCGGTATTTTGGGTCGGTCGTACTAGCCGCTGCGGCGGTATCGGCGTCTATTTTTGCAAGTGTCTTGGCCAGTTCTTCTTTTAGAATTTCTTGGCTGTTAACTTTTGGCGCAAGTTCGCGCGCAGCGGCGGGCTTTGCGGACTCGGTATTACCACCGTAGCTAGATGTGATTTCACCGGGGTTTATAGCAAAATCAGACATTACTATTTCCTTTTTTGGCTGGCTTCTTCAATGGCCCGGTGCTTCTTAGCATAGTCATCGCCTATGTTCTTATAGCCTTTACTACGCAGGATGTCAAAAATGCGCGTTACATCGTTTTTAGGATCGACTTCATACTCTGGGTGCTCCCCGGTATCCACTTGATTTACAAAGTTATACATGTCACGTAATTGATCGTACGACGTATGTAAGTGCATCAAGTTTTTCATGGCGGACAAAGGCGTTGAACCCATGGTTGGGGAGGCTTCGCCGTATAAATGCAACTCGGTATTACGAGCTGCATTTGGACTTATCCCACCTAACTTTTGGCGAGCAAGAGATGCTTGCGCCAAATTCTGCGCTAAATCTTTTGCGTAGTCTTGTAGGTTAGGGGGAAACTTAGCCCTAACAAAATCTTCAATAGGCAAATTTACTTGGGCATACAAATCGCCTATTTTTCCGCCCACACCGGTGTTTATGGATTTTAGTAAAGCATTGAAAGCATTGCCAGAAAGCACGTTCATTACTTTTTTGGCGTTGCTTTCAAGTTCAGCTTTTTTAACTGGATCGGCAACACCGTACCCCAAAAGCCCTAAAGCATTTTGTATGGGCGCCACGGTGCTGTTATAGGCTTCAGGACCAGCACTGCTACGCAAATAGCCGTACACCTCGTTGCCGTCTTTAGCATACATTGCCGCAGTTTCGGCTCTAGCGCGAATATTGGCTTCAGTTTGGTTTGTTTCAGCGTTAAGGTCTATGACCGGTTTAATAAACGTCTTTTTCACCGGGGGTTCAGTGGCAGCAGCGGGAGCAGAAGCAGCCGGAGCAGCCGGAGCAGCAGGCGCCGCAGGAGCAACATCGGCAGGAGCAGGCGCGGCGGTTTCCGCCGCAGCAGGCGCGCCGGAATAAGCTGGCGCATTGCGGTCTAAAAGTTCGGGTGGTTTAGATGGGGGCGGCGCCGCAAACAAATCAGGCACATCAGGCACTGGCGGTAGCGCCGCACGCCTTCTACCGGCCTCCGCAATGGTTATGGTCTTGTTGGCAAGATCAGAATTTATTTTGGCCATCTCCTGTTCGTTTTGGGCGCGGACAAGCTGCGCTCTTTGCACCATGGTGTCTTGGCTCTTACGTGCTTCACCCAGTCGTGCTTGTGGACCAGCCGCCAAAGGTGATCCCAGTTGTGTTAGTTTTGCAACCAAGTCAGGCAGTTGGTGCAGCGGCGCGCCCCCAGCCTCATGCTCCTTAACCATGTCCGCAGCGGTCTTGTTTTGGCCCATAGTTATCTTGGACGCGGCAAGCTGCGCGCGCATCTGCGCGATGGGCAACTGCGATTCGCGCTGCTTCTCTAGGTTCTCACCAAGGGCTTGAGACGCGCTGCCCAAGGACGCAAAAAAACCGCCCAGTTGGGGCTTGGCAAAGCCTGCGGCTACGTTGAACCAGTTTGGGTTGGCGTAGCGCTGCTCAAGCGCGGATATGCTGTCCTTTAGGGACTGCTGGTACTCCTGAACATCCGTAGGCTCGGCGCCGTACAGGTTGATCTTGGAGGGGTCGGGCAAACCGCCCGTTAATTTGTCAGCCATGATCTAGTCCTTATGGGTTTTCTACCCAGTTACCTTCGTCATCCCAGTACCCACCACCGGTTGTTTCACTCTCAGATTGATCAATCGGAGTACCATCTGCGTTTACAGGATAGCCGGTAGCGGTGTCTATGTACCCGCCTTTGCCGTCGGCAATAACGCTAGGGGTGTTACCGGGTAAGGAACCTCCGGGTTGGCCACCGGTTTGTGGAGCATTCCCAGTATTTCCGTAAGTAGGCGCAGGCCCTTGTTCGCCTTTGCTGATCCAGTCCATAAACCGTTCAGCGTAGGATGGACCGCCGTTTTTATCTTTTGCAAACGCCGCTGCGCCAAGGGAGCCCAAGGTCGCAATCTTAGACAGCGTAGAGCTGTCCATCGTGCTAGTGGTGGACGTAGGTATCTGCGCGCCGCTCAAGATGCTTGCTTTCTTGGCCAACACGTCCAGCGGGAATAGCTCTTTATTCTGCTCAATCTGCTGCTTTTGTGCGCCCGTGGTGAGTAGCGTGTTCACATCGGTAAGGCCCGAGGTCTGTCTTTGGGTGCCCAAATTCATGCTGCTGGCGGCTAGGTCCCGGTTTTTCTGGGCCTCTGCCGTGGCCAAATTGCCCGCTATCTGGCCCGCATTTAATTGCGCTGCGCGCTGGGCCTGCGCGGCCTTGAGCGCGTCGGAGTAGCCCGATTGCAACGCGGCGGCTTGCTGGGCCAGCGCGCCAATGTTGGCGTTGGAGATGCCCAGCGCCAATGCGTTGGCGCCGCGCTGCGAGCCAAACTGGCCAGCGCCTACTGCGCCAGCGGTAATGCCCGGCGACAAGTTTTGCGCAATGTTCTGCTGGTTAGCCAGCCTGATCTGGTCCACCACGTTCTGGGTGTAGGGGTTCATGTACCCACCCACCAGATCAGCGGAACTGGACGTGCCAGCAGTCAGGTACGGGTTTGCGGCCCCGGTGATGTCTACCGCCGCGCCTTTATTTATCAAGTTACCCGCGGTGTCTAAATCGGGCTTGTAGTTGCCCACGTTGGTGTTTGCTAAGTCAAAACCTTTAGTCTGCAAGGGGTCCGCGCCAACGTAATTAGGCGCAGCCGCGCCACCTTGCGTAGCAAGGTCCGTCATGTACTTGGTGTAATACTCCGGCGTTGTCGTGGTCGTCGTTGCCGATGATTGACCTATATCAGCCATGTTTTTTCCCCTTTGAGGATTTCAGGTATTCTAGTGGAGACTTCGCATCCGGGGGGAGCTTGTCAGGGGGTGCGGAGCGCGCTCGGGCTCGGATAGCCTGCACCATGTGGTCTAGTTCCTTGGCCCCGGCCTTGTTGGAGCCGTTGCCCAGCGCCGAGACCACGTCGGCGGAGAAGACATACTCACCGTTGGCCAGCATCGCGGCTATGTCGTCGCTAGTGCCGTCGCCCTTGCCTTCGACGTACTTACCGCCGAGGCTGTCGAGGCCCCCAGTGCGGAACAGCGGCGTGCCGTCGTAGTGCGGGTGTGTATGGTCCGGCTGGCCACCCTCGGCCAAGCGCATGCCCCGCGAGTGCAAGAGCGCCGCGAGCTGGGGTATCACGCTCATTTGCTGCAAAGAGCGTTGCTGGCTTGGTGGGCCCACCTGCTTGAGCGAGAACATTTGTCCCTTGGGCTGGACCAGCCCGGTATCTAGGCTACCTAGGTTCTTGAGCGCCGATTGCAGGTCATCCTTGGAATACGAGTCGATCATGGCCTGCACATCGGGCTGGCTACCTTCAGCAAAACGCTGCACCGTGCCCCCAGCGGCGTATATCTCCGGTGTTACGTCTCTTTCGGCGTCAGGCGCATACGCTGCCAGCGCGGCCAAGGCCTTGTTTAGATCGACGTTAGACGGGGCTGTATCGGCTTGCATGGCCAACTCCTTGCGTTCTGGTAGGGTAAGCTGTTTTAAATGCGCGTTGTAGCCCATCTCCGAATCTCCCATTTTCCCAAGTTTAAATACGTTCCCAGCCGGAGCGCTTGCTTCGGTTGTTGTTGTTGTTGGTAGCGCGCCCGTTGGCGCTGCAACGGTAGGCGCAGGCGTGGCTGGCGCTTTAGGTACGGCTGGTATTTTAGGGATGGTCGGTATCTTAGGGATGGTCGGTATCTTAGGGACAGCAGGTGCTTTAGGCGCCACGGTGGTCGGCAACGCTGGCTCGCGTATCTCCACCGGGGGTAGCGTCAAGTCAGTTGTGTCCGTGGGTTCTGGGGTCAATGCTTTTTCGCGTATCGTTACGCTATCAAGCGCTGGGTCCGTTGTGCCCACATTAGGGCTGACCGGCAAACCCGAATCCGTTCTGATATTGTTTCCGTTAACACCGGTGTTTGTATCTGTTGTATCTGGGGTCAATGCTTTTTCGCGTATCGTTACGCTATCAAGCGCAGAATCCGTCGTGCCCACATTAGGGTTGACCGGTAGGGGAGAGTCCGTTATGGTGTTGTTGCCCATAGGGCCGGTAATAGGTAGCTCTTCTTGCGGTAGCGGTAGCGCTGGCGTAGTTATATCTACAGCGGGTAAGGTCAACCCGGAATCC